CTACTTTACGAGGAAATGACGGACAGTCACCCAGATAAGATGGCAAATACTGAATATCCGTTCTATTCCGATACGCAGTTAGCTCGACGTAAGCATGGTACACATCGTAAGAATGATGGGCGAGGTATGAAGGAAGTTCCGTTATGGTGTGCCGACAACGTTGCATCGGACGGTAAGGACTATTCTTATCCGAAGCGCAGAAAACGAGATGATCGGGAAAATCGGTACATTGACGAAGTTGCAATATCACGTAATAAAGAACGTAGATTACGCTATCGAAAGTTCTTGCGGGGAGAATTAAACGGTAAATTTAAGGTGGATATAGAAACAGGTAAAATAATCCGCTACAAATGATGTATTTTAACCGTTTAGTTATCTATATATTATGAAGGGAAGTTTAAGCACTATTATAGGCACGCAAACTCACGCAGAATTAACGTGAAAGGCGTGTCTTTTTATTATTTACAACGAAAAGGAGACGATTATATGACGGACAAATTGTCGCGTGGATTATCGGCCATGCAGCTAAAAGTAGACGTAGATGTATCGGAGGCACTTACGGGATTAAAGGCGTTACAGCGTGAGGCGAAGAAGGCTACGCAAGATTTACGTGAGTTAGAAACGGCATTTACGGATATGGCGGATAACAAGCGTTATTTCGTGCGCTGGAAACAGTCAGAAGATGACGAGTGTACCGATATTTGTGAAGTATGCTTAAGCGATATTCCTACGAAGTATTTACAGCGCGAACTTGCTAAACGAGAAGGCGTTACTACTTATGAAATTGCTCCGCATGGTGCAAACGCTAAGTTGACGATAGATAATGTTAATACTGGACAGACGGTAACTATCGAAGGTCCTGCGATTGTGACGGTAAATAAAGACTAATTTAATTAAACGGAGGCTAAATCGAATGAATAGTTATTATTACGCATACTCACCGAATTTATACCGACATTTAAAAGCGTTAGGATTCCGTTATATCTGTACGGGACTTAACGAATCAACTATGCGTCAGTTTTGGCAGTATGAAAGAACGCCGGAATTAAGCGCAGCTCTTACGTCATACGCGGAGAATAAGCCGTCTAAGTAGGCGATAGGAGGTTAAGTAGAATGACGATAAATCAAACGAAGCAAGGCGGACTACCATTCGAATTAAATCACGGATTTACGCAGATTCCAAACGCAGTTATGCGTCATTACCAGTACTACCCGAAGTTTAACGGAAGTACAGCGCTTGTGTACGGCTATCTTATATCACAATACAACGCAGATTACGGATACGCCTTTCCTACGCATATTCAGATAGCACAGGCGGTTAATATGACGGAGAAAACAGTACGCGGGCATATACGATTGCTACAGGAAGTCGGCTTAGTTTCCGTAACAGAAAACGGTAGATTCGGCAATCATACGTACACTTTCGAAAAACCTATCGAATTAGCCGAGGAGTTTTACGAGATGTTTCCGCAGGCTGCAGAATGTAAACGTAAATCTGACGAGAGTTGGACGAAGATAGTTGCAGATAAGATGACCCGAAAGTTAGCGACGGATCAGACGGAGATTTATCGAGTTGGCTATAGACGACCGGTAATTTTTACCCGTTCGTCCGGTAATTATTACCGTACCATCCGGTAATTTTTATCCCGTATATATATTTACTTATCTATATTTACTTATAAATACTTACTATTACGCTCATTTGCTAACGCAAATAATCGTATATCATTTACTTATATATTTCATCGTAATATCTTTTAAAAGAATACGACAAACAATTACAGCGTCCGGTAATAATTACCGGTCGTTATTTTATATTCGAATGGGTCGGTACAGAGTACGGGAGAATTAAAACGGAATAACACAGAAAGGAGAGCGATATAAATGGCGAAACTAAACGATAAGCAATACGCAGCTATTGCGATATTATCACAGCCTAAACGTGGCGGACTTACTTACGATCAAGTGGCGGAACAAGTAGGAGTTAGTCGTACTACATTAGCGGAATGGCGTAAACGTGACGATTTCAATGACGAACTTAAACGACAGATTATGCGTGACACAATCGAAAGATTGCCGGAAGTAATGGCGTCTATCCCGGACCATATTATTAATGACGGTAATGCTGCGATGTTTAGGACGTTATTGCAAGCGCAAGGTTTATTGACGGAGAAGGTCGAAGTTGCTACGCAATCTACCGGAAATGACATCGATGCGATTAAGGCGGATATTGAACGAATGCGTGGCGGACAGTAGTAAGAAATTACGCCATTTAATAGAAGAAACTCAAAGCGATAGGTTGCCGAAGGCTTACTCGGGATAGATATTTATCGGGCAGAAGCCGTAAATGGACGTGCACCTGGAACACTTCGGGATATAGGGCGTATATGGACGGAATATTAGCCGTATTAGTATGCAGTATTTTATGCACGGATTTATGGCGTATGTATAAGAAAGTGCATACGCTTATTTTCCGTACATAAGATAAACGTTGATATAACAACGGTTGAGAGTTAAACGAGTTTACATAATTAAGCTTATCGGAAGTTAGAAACGAATATTTATTCATTCGATATTCAATGCGTTGATTTAACGTTAACAGTTTCGAAACCTCCCCCAAGCCGCCTATATGAAAATCGGCTTTTCTGACGGCAAATAAATCGGCGTATCAAATTTTCACTTTGGACTTGCAGAATGACATCGATAACACACGTACCATCATTTCGCCTTCCTATCGAAGCCTGTACGCTGTCTTACGCACTAAGTCGATAAATTGTAAGGCTCGAATAAACAAACGCTAAATCAACGCAAATACAAAGGAAAATACTACATTGTGTATTTTCGCAGTTTAAAACGAAAGGAGGCGCTAATATGGCGTGGGTAGACGGAGAATGGCTAGAACGAAGTAAACGTGAAGCTTTAATCGCAGTATATCGCGAGTATATCGACACTATTGACACGAAGTATTCCGATATTGACGGCATTATCAGCGCCGGACTTATCGAAGATTATCACGCAAGATTAACGGAATTGAAACGGTTGGAACGCATACATCGATGCGAGGACGATTTATTATATTTCGTCTATCAGTATTTCTCAGACGAATCGAATCCGGAAAACGAAGTCAATTTAATTCCGAAAGGACAACGGTATGAAGATGCTGTAGACTTTCACCGAGAACTTTGCGGATTACTTGACGATATCGCAAAAGGCAAATCATCCTCTAACGTAGCTTGGTCGGTAGGACGTCGACATGCGAAAACGGCGTACCTCTCAAACGCATTTTTATGTCACCAGGTTGTTTTCCGCAAGCAGCGATATATTATCGAAGTTTCCGAGACTACGGACGTAGCAGCAGACTTTATAAAGTTTACTGCGCAAAATCTAAAGTTTAGTGAGCGACTGCGTGCGGATTTCGGCGAGCTTTTATTTCAGAAGTTGATAACAAGCTCGAATTTATTACGACTAGCGGTACGAAGGTCGAAGCTAAGGGTATGGGTACGCAGATGCGTGGACTCCGCCACTTAAGCGACCGTCCCAGGCCTATTTTTACTGGATGACCTTGAGAGTAACGCTAATACGAATACGCCCGAATTGCGGACAAAAAACCTTCATTGGTTCCGTTCCGAAATGATGGAGGCGTTAGGTTTCGGCGGTATCTGTATTTACATGGGAACGATATTAGGACCGGACTCCTTGCTTAATCATGTAATAACGCAACGTAAAGACTTTATCTC